CAGACAAGAATGATAAGAATGATAAGAATGATAAGAATGATAAGAATGATAAGAATGGGAAGATCCCTCCTTCTGGGTCGCCTCCTCCCTCCGAATTTTATGCTGAAGTGAAACCGATCGCCGAGCAATGGATGACAGAGCGAATCAACCGGATCGCCAATTCAACCACCAGGCTCGAAGGACAGATCGAGGCGTTGATCATGTTGCGAAAGCGGAAACACTCAATGGCCAATATTAAAAAAGTCCTGCGGTACATCCTGGACGATGAGGATTCGCCCAGGCAGTTCTATTTCAAAAACTGTATCTCAATATATAAACTTACAAAGCGATTCGACAATAGACAGACATATTGGTTCGATGCAATCATGGCGGATATGTTGAACCCGACTCCGGCAACGACCGAGACCAGTGAAGTTCAGAAACGATTCAAGAATAGCAGTTACGATTCTGCGACTGCATTAAAGAGGGTAATAAAATTATGAAATCAATCACAGAATGTAAATCGTGCAAAGATTATTTTGACCTGGGAACGATCCCGGAAGATGGAAAACGATATCAGTGTTTCAAGTGTTACCTCTGGGCAGCCCTCAGCAAGATGAAAGTGCCCGCCAGATACCGGACCTGCACATTCCAAAGCTATGATTCATCATTCAACCATCACAAGGATATTGTGAACCAGGTCTACGGCCTGGCCGAAGCTCACCGATGGATTTTCCTGTCCGGAACGGTCGGGATCGGAAAGACTCACCTGGCAGTTTCTGCGATGTACTCAAGCTGCTGCAAGTCCGTAAAAAGTGATGAATCCAGATATCGATATATCCCGATGCGAACCTGGGGATCGCAGCTGGCGATGTCCGGAGTCAAGATGAACTCGATGGTCCAGGAGACTACGGGCGGCAAACGGTGCATCCTGCTCGATGATCTGGGCAGGGAGCCGACTAAGGCCGTGGACCGGATCTGCATGATCCTCGATGATTATTACGGGCATTGCAAACAGGTGATCGCCACGACTAATCTTTCCGCCGCCCAGCTGTTGGATCTGTACGGTGACTCGATCATGGACCGGATCATCGAATCGGGTAGTATTATTGAATTGACAGGGAAAAGTTACAGATTAACCGGAGGAAAATAGGGTGAAAGTATCGGAACTAATTGAACAACTTCAAGAACATGATCTTGATCACGAGGTCGATCTTAGAATCAGGGATTTGCCGGATACGGAAGGCGAGTCGGAACTTGAAATTATTGGGGTCAAAACGTCTTCAAAGTGTCGGGTTTCAATCGAGGTTAGAGAGTCCGTATTTTGTATTAATAAACTAATCGACCCATTTTACGGGTTAGATTAACGGGAGGGAAGTGAATATGCTGATTACTGATTGGTGGGGCTGGGTGCTGGCTGGTGTTGTGATGCTGGGAACGGTGACATTTATATGTGATCTGGCCATTAATTGGATTCTGAGGAAATTGGAAGGGATTAGAATTGAAATTAAGGAGGTGAAGAGGAATGATGGCTAAAATTTGCAACGACAAGTTCTAATGTTATTGAGATTTGAATAGGAATAGTCTAATAATGTTTTTTTACTTAATTTGATGATTGTTACTCGCTAATGCAACTGCAACCCGTTCAAACTTCAGAATATGGTAAATTATTCCAGGGTCTTGCTGAAGATGTATTACTAAATTCTCACTTAAAAAATTACAAAGGGAAAGCTCAATTAATATTTACATCACCACCCTTCCCTTTAGGCAGGAAAAAAAAATATGGGAATTTGAATGGCATAGAATACATTACATGGTTGTCGAAATTTGCTCCCATATTTAGAGATTATCTTACAGATAACGGGTCAATAGTTTTGGAAATTGGTAACGCATGGGAAAAGGGAAAGCCAATCATGTCAACCTTACCGATGGAGGCTCTACTAATGTTTAAGAAGTCTGCCGATCTACACCTTTGTCAAGAATTTATTGTTCATAATCCAGCTCGCTTGCCTTCTCCCGCCCAATGGGTTAATATAGAAAGAATTAGAGTGAAAGACTCTTTTACAAGGATATGGTGGCTGTCAAAAATTGAAAAGCCGAAAGCTAATAACAAGAACATATTGACTGAATACAGCAATGCCATGCAAAATTTGATAAAAACGCAACGATACAATGCTGGGAAAAGACCATCAGAACATAGCATAGGACGAACTTCATTCCTTAAGGATAATAAAGGAGCGATTCCTCCGAATGTTCTAATTGCCGCAAATACTTCCTCAAATGATCCTTATCTGAAATATTGTCGCGAGAATTCACTTCCTCCTCATCCAGCACGTATGGCTCCAAAAGTTGTTGAGTTTTTTATTAAATTTTTGACAGATCCAAATGATTTAGTTTTAGATCCATTTAGCGGTAGTAATACAACAGGGGTTGTTGCAGAGAGATTGAAAAGAAAGTGGGTCTCAATCGAACTGCAAGAAGAATACATCAAATCGGCGAAAGCGCGATTAATCCTAGAAACATATGGATCAGCAGTACAATTAGGACGTTAAATTATCTTTATTGTACTGCTGATCCGTACAATAAACTTTAAGATTGAGAGGTGTGCGGAGGAAGAATGAAAGTAGTGAGTGACATGATGCGAGCCGTACTGACCGCACTCAAAGTTAAACCGATGTCAACTCGTGAGGTGGCTGAAAGTTTGAATATCAATACAAATATTGCATATCAGGTGATCAAGTCCTGTCACTTGAAAAGATATGTTCGGCCGGGCGGTAAGGATCGCAATATCAAGATCCATAAAATAACTTTGCAGGGAGAACGAGCGGTGGACTGGATTGAAGAGAAGTTAGATGATTCGCCGAAACCTAAATCACGGGAGCTGATGATAAAATCTGGACGGATCAAGATATATCGTAGAGAGGAAAGCTTCAGCGATATTAAAAAACGTGCAAAAAAGGAGATCAAGGGGCAAACCGGCGGTCTCTGTTATCAATCGGATCTGGAGTCGAAGTGAGCCATAGTGCCACAAATAGTGTATGAAATATTGAAATCAATCATGGAGATAAAATGAAATCAAAGAAATCGGAAGAGACTCGGATTAGGATCAACATTGACAATAGTCTGTCAACGATCTTCATCAACTGGACGATGAGATTATTCAACATCAATTCCCTGAGTTTTATTATTTGCAGTAGGAAAGGTATATTGAAAGCCAAATGTTACGGCGATGAGAAAAATATAATCGCCTCCCTGAATATTACAGCTGAACAATTTCTAAAGACGATCGAGAAACCAGCAAACCAACCAACAAATTCTTGGCCGTATTTTAAAAATGAATAGCCTGCTGTTCACGGTCGAGGGCGATGCCGTTGGGAAGCATTACGATATTTTTAAAAGCGGTCACAGTAAAAAATCAGACCGGACAACCGGATTCGAGAAGCTGGTTGCACTCCGTGCCAGGATGGCCATGATGAAGGCCGGATACCGACCGGCTGAAAGCGGTGTTCCGGTCAAACTGTCCTGGGTTGCGGTATTCAGTCGGCCGAAATATCATTACGGGACCGGACGCAATGTTGGCACAATCAAAGAGCGATACTTGGATATACCTCATGTTGTAAAGCCGGATATAAAGAATATCGTGGCATCGCTGGAGGATGCCTGTAAGGGGATCGTCTGGGCTGATGATTGTCAGGTCAACAAGTACGGTTCATCTTACAAGCGGTATATCGCGGGCGGGGATCTATATGGAGTTGCAATTAACGTTTTTAAGGAACGAGCAGATCTATTCGATATCGTCAAAAGGAAGGAACCGTTCACGTTTGTTTTGATCGAATGGGAGGAACAATGACTGATATTCAATTAGTCCATGCCAGCGAGACCCCGTATTTTCCAATTCAGAAGTTTGATAATGAAACGGGAAAGCCTAAAATTAAACATATCTATGTTTCTATAATCCGCTTCATGGATGGCACAATTAAACGGATCAGCATTCACGAGAACAGATTCATGGTGGCAGCAACTTGCAAAGCTATCGAGGATCTGGCGAACCTATATATTGAGAAGGAGGACATTCAGGGATTCATTGACCGATATAAACATTTCAAGGAGTCAAGTGAGTTCGTTCTGCTCAGTGCTAAACTTCATAAAATGTGTGACGAGCTTGGCATAATCCGGAACAGTGTGAAATCCTTTCCAGATGGGGTTGCTTTTATTCTGGAACTGGCTGTGAAAACTACGGTGCAGGCGAATGGACCAGCCGAACCGATCAGTATTGATGAACAAATTAAACGTAAAGGGGGATGTAAAGATGGAAAATGTGAATAGGGAAAAATGGCGGCATGATGAAATTATCTGATTATTTTGACAAGGTAGAAATTTTCCCGCTCGACACAACAGGCTGCAATCTGTTGGATGGATTTCAGATTGAGATCCGCAGCCAGGATAAATTGAGAGAGGTCGAGGTCGAATTTTACATAGATAAGAATTATTTAGAAACGCTTTTTATAAACCACAAAGTTGATGGTTCTGAGGAGCATCGAGTGGAGGCTGTGGATCTTAAAAACTGGGGTTCGATACTTAGTTGGTTAATTATCGAGGTGTGATGGTTCCTGTTTAATTGCATAATAACTGAGCATGATCGTTATGCCGATCCCGATGATGATCCCGATGATGATTATCATAATATTCTATCCTTCTCGTTCCATGCTTCCTGGATTTTGCGAGTTAGCTCGGAGGCGTGAATGTTTGCATATATACACAATACTTCTAAAGCTATCATTAGACTCCCTTCTTTAAGATAAAAAACCACATACGGCACCTCCTTTCCTTCTTTCTTTTCCATCCAGAACTCGATCTGTTCTCTCGTCAAATCGGTGTGACCGTTCATGTAATTAATCTCGATAATCGCATCCACGATCCTGTCAATAATATTTCCAATCATAAGTTTAGATTTCAATCTAAATCCTCTCAAAAAAGCATACAGATATTCTTTTTGCATATATTCAACGGAGGAATTATTCCAAAAAGCGGATTTTTCCTCCCTGGTCATACTTCAACTATTTTTCATTATCTTCCTAAGTCTGGCACATGAAGTTTATTAATTCCTGAGTCACGACCGCCCTGGTGATCTGCTCAGACAGATCGGCATCAGTATTATTGGCAATGATGCACAATTCCATGATGTCACACGGTTGCCATCCGTTAGATTTGCCATATTCATCCGCAGGGAATCGCTTCGATAATTGAGCGAAAGGAATCCCCAATAATATATCGAGACGATCGGCAACTGCATCGGCATAACTATCATCAATTGAAAGATAGGTTCGCATTGAAGTATCTTTAATCGAATTAATCCCAGTTAACGTTTGTGGCAGCAGGATGACCTCGCCAGATTTGAGATCCCACTTGCTTTGAAAATCTCTTAATGTCATTATATATACAACGATGTGATACTCTTGGTCAGGTATAAACTTCGGATCCGATCAGCTTTGACCTCATAAACGACATCATCGCTGTCCGTCTCGCCGGCTGGCAACGTAACGAAGCTCAATTTCCCGGAATGCCACTTTAATCGGTCGTATTCCGTTTCACATAAGACATTATGCAATGAAGTGGCATATCTTGTGTCTGATGATATTTTTACAAATAGTTTCATGGATCTAATCCCTCCGTTAAATTATTGTTTTTCTGTTTGAGCCTGCCTGGATCTCGCAACCCAGTTACACTCACTTGAGCACAGGCGTTGAGGTCAATATCTATTTGTGCCTCTCTGGACCTCTCTTAACGATTTTGATAGCAATTTTCGTTGACTTTTTACAGGAGCTTGAAATATTGAATATTTAGCGTTAAACAGGTCTCTAACCGCCGTCGCCTCCTCATTATTTTTACAGGTGATCAGGTTCTCTTCGGATCCGTTACAGGTCGTGCGAGCCAGCACTCGCCCTCTCTTATGTTTACCTCGGATATGAACTTTCATTATAACTCCCTTCGTACTGTCATCGTAATGTCAAGTCGCTCTTCAATTTTCCGCGCCAACATCTCAGCTGCCTCATCACCGATATCTGCAAATATTGTTGAGCTGCGGACATTATTAATAAATTCCCTTATTCCCGCAGATGTCAGATTGTTCTCATCAGCAAGCCCTGCGCTCACCATGTTTTCCAATTTTTGAATTGTGTCAGTCATTGAAATTCTCACATTATTCCCTCGGGCGGTATTTCCGCCGTCACTTATTAACATACAAATATATTAAGGGAATATCAAGGAAACCTTAAGAAATAAACGCAGTTTGTAAAAATAAACTCGGAAAATGACGATATTGGATCATTCGAGGTATTGACAACGACACAAACGGATGATATTTTATAGTAATTAGTTTGGTTTACGGATACGGGTATGACGCCCTGGCGGGTTTCGGATCAATCCCTCCAGAGTGTTCGTTGTTTGCCGGGGTGTCGAATTGAAAAGGATCATAATCACTTGAGCTATAAGAACCGCATCAAGGAATTAAAATATGTTAAAGCCTCCGAGCTGAAGCAGAATCCTAAGAACTGGCGTAAACATCCAGAGACCCAATCCAAAGCTCTCAAGGGTGTTCTTGACGAGGTTGGATATGCGGACGCTGTGATTGCCAGGGAGACTCCGGACGGATTGATGCTCATCGATGGTCATCTCAGGAAGGAGGTGTCCCCGGATCAAGAACTCCCCGTCCTGGTTGTTGACCTGACCGAAAACGAAGCAGATATAATGCTCGCCACTTTCGACCCACTCTCAGCACTCGCCACTACAGACTCCGAGAAGCTTGAATCACTTATGCAGGATCTCAAATGTGGAAACAGTGCAGTCCAAGAGATGATTAGCGACCTGGCAGAGCAGGAGGGGATAATAGCGCTAAATACATTCCAAGAGCCTCAAGAGTTTGATGAGGATATTCCGTCCGGTCATCATAAATGCCCAAAGTGTGGTCATGAATTTGCAGTATAAGAAAGTCCTTGATGATATGTGGAGGTTACATGAACAATCCAGATCATCGAATGCACCAACAATAATCTCAACTTTTGCAGGTTGTGGAGGGTCATCATTGGGCTATTCAATGGCGGGGTATAAAGAATTGTTGATGATTGAATGGGATGCTAATGCCGTAAGTACATTTAAAAAAAACTTTAATGTCCCTGTATTTCATGGGGATATAAACAAAATCACAGGGGATGATATATTAAAAAAGACAGGACTAAAGAGGGGAGAATTATATTTGTTAGACGGATCACCCCCCTGTCAGGGATTTTCAACTTCAGGAAATCGAGATCCAAACGATCCTCGGAATATGTTATTTACAGGATTTTCAAGATTACTCAAGGAGCTCTCCCCTAAGGTCTTTGTCATGGAAAATGTTGCGGGGATGGTGAGAGGAAGAATGAAAAGAAATTTTAGAGTTATATTGAGACATTTGAAACAATGTGGGTATCAAGTTAAAGCCTGGCTATTGAATGCCAAAAATTATATGGTTCCACAATCACGGGAAAGATTGATTTTTATAGGAATTAGGAACGATTTAGATATAACTCCCTCATGTCCAGATAAAAAGGCAAGTTGCATAGTTACTGTAAAGAATGCTTTGGATGGGGTTGTAAATAAGCATTATTCATCATTAGGGACTAACAGCAAAACATTAGCGGTTGCAAAGATGGTTAAACCAGGACAAGCTGGTTGTTCAGTAAAAAAGGATAGTTATTTCAACCTCAAGAGGATTCATAATCAGAAGCCATCAAATACAATCCCCAAAAGCAGCGGAGGGCTATTTCATCCAATTAAAGATAGGCCCTTGACTATTGAGGAATGCAAGAGGATTGGGAGCTTTCCAGATCAATTTAAGTTTATTGGATCTTTCCGCGAGCAGTGGAATAGGATCGGGAACTCTGTGCCCCCCTTATTTATGAAAGCTATTGCTGAGCATATATTAAATTTAGTGCCTGCCGATGTCTAAAAGGGGACGCAGGGCAAAGTGGGATGATGACTTTGTTGATATAGTCTGTGCGGCTGCCAGGCAGGGATATACCGAGAAGCAAATGTCGAATATGATCGGGGTGAGCGAGACAACTTTCAATAAATGGAAACGGGAAAAACCACAATTCTTGCAGTCACTCAAGGAATCGAAGCTCAAAGCAGATATGAAAGTCGCTGATTCCATATATAAAGCGGCCAATGGATATGAATATGAAGAGGTTCACGAGACGAGTAAAAACAATGACGGTAAGATGCTCGTGGAGCGAAAGGTTGTAACAAAGAACGTACCTATCGATGTGGGAGCGGCGAAGATGTGGCTCTATAATCGAGATCCGGATAATTGGAAAAGTAAAACAGAAGTAGAACACACGGGGGAGAAGGTGATTAAGATATTACCGGCTCCAGATCCGAAAATAACTCATGGAGGGAAATTATGAAAGCAAATGTTTATGATAGTGGGGATTGGGATGATTTTTGGGATGATATTATTGATATTGTCTATGTTCAAAGCAGCCACAGTTCCTATTGTCAGGATGAAGCCGGTCTCAACGATCCGGGAAGTGCTGTGTTTCAAGAGGAGGGCGTGATGAGTAATACTGTGTCAGATGTATTTAGCAGAATCAAGTTAGGCCCGTATGGTATAAAGTGCCGCATCCGGATCATTGACCTTCTTGAGCGGTCAGGGATCGGCACCATAGAGCAATTAGTTGCTATGACAGAAAGTGAGTTGTTGCAAATTAAGTATTTAGGCAGGAAGTCGCTGAATACGATAAGTGACTTTTTAGATCATTTCGGCTTATCATTAAAGCCCGATTTGGACAAGATAGGGAAAAGGATCAAAAGGATCAAGATGTTATACAGGATGATGGACGAGGCAGGCATCACAGCTCGTGAACTTGCTGCAGGGATGTTCATTAGCGGGGAGCTTAATTTCAATCCTGATTTAGTGCGGCTGATCGAATCCGATGGCTTTAGAAGAGATCCTGACTATGATTAACGATGCCGAAGCATGAGATCACTCTTGATTTCACGGAATTCGACAAGGTCATCAATCCAGCGTTCTATGATTTACTCAAGGATGAACATAGATATTTAGCGTTGAAGGGAGGAGCGGGATCGTCCAAGTCCTGGTCGATTGCTCAGATCCTTGTGTATATAATTGTAACTCAACCTGGACATCGAATATTGGTTATGAGGAAAGTGGGAAAAACATTAAGAAATTCCGTGATCGCTTTGATCCTGGGGACGATCTCGTCCTTTGGAATGAGTAATCTATTCTCGCACAATAAGACTGATCGAATCCTTACCTATCTGGGCAACGGCAACGAGTTTATCTTCCAGGGCCTCGCGAACCGTGACGACTCTGAGAAGCTGAAATCGATTGAGGGCATCACGATCGCATGGCTCGAGGAGACAACAGAGTTTCTTCAACACGACTTCACCCAGGTTGATCTCAGACTGAGAGCAAATTCAGCATTCCCGACTCGGATCTTCCTGACGTTCAATCCGATCAACGAGAACTCCTGGGTCAAGAAACTATTCTTCGACTCAGACGCCTACAGTTCCGAGGTGCTCAGGATCCATGAATCGACATATAAAGATAATCCTCACCTCCCGCAGCAATATATCGACACCCTGGAAAACCTGATCAACGTTGATCCTCAATATTATAATATCTATGTCATGAATCTTTGGGGAGTTCTGAAGGGTTTGATATACAAGTTTCCGATTATGGAAGAGGTGTACCCAGACAGATTTGATGTTACAATTTACGGGCTGGATTTTGGGTACACTCATCCAATGAGCTTGACTAAATTAGGCATAGTTGATAAGGATGTTTACATCGAAGAGAAGTTTTACGAAACTGAGCGGACGGTCGGTGACCTGATCGCCAAGCTTCCAGGGCTGGGCGTGAAAAATACCGATATCATTTACTGTGACTCGGCTCGTCCTGATGATATTGTGAGAATGAAACGGGCGGGATATTATGCTGTTCCGGCGGCCAAAGGTCCGGGATCGGTGTTGTCAGGAATTGGGCTGGTCAAGGAATTTATACTGCATACTAATTCTGAGAACGTGAATGTCAATAACGAATTCGGACTGTATAAGTGGAGGGAGGATCGCAACGAAAACCAACTCGAGGAGCCATTGAAAGAAAACGATCATGCGATGGATGGGATCAGGTATGCTCTGTTCACGGCATTCGGGAAACCAAATAAGAAGGTGTGGGTGGTATGATGAATTCAATGATCAACACCATCATCCAGGGTGACTGCCTTGAGGTTATGAAAGATATCCCTGACAGTTCTATTGACTTGGTAGTTACCGATCCGCCGTATTTCAAGGTTAAGAATGAGGGCTGGGATCGGCAATGGGATAAGCCAGAGGCGTTCTTAAAATGGCTTTATAGTATTGTTGAGCAATGGGCGAGGGTATTGAAGCCGAATGGTTCGCTTTATTGCTTTGCGAGTCCTCAGATGGGAACGAGGGTTGAGGTTCTGATTCGAGAGCGGTTGAATGTGTTGAATAATATCAGTTGGTATAAGTACACTCCAGAGCGTAGAGGTAAACATCGACAAACTTGCAAAGAGGATGCGAGGTGTTTCTTCCCAGCAACCGAGCGGATCATATTCGCAGAGCATTACGGTGCTGACAATTCGGCAAAGGGCGAGGCTGGTTATGAGAAGAAGTGTGATGAGTTGCGAGGGTTTATATTTGAGCCTTTGAGAAGTTATTTGGACGGGGAGAGGGCTTTGTCAGGGTTCACGGTTACGTCTATAGCTGAACATTTCCAAAAGAAAACAGGGAGCCGAACTGTTACGGGGATGGCCGGACATTGGTTTAACTTGGTTCAGTGGGAGTTACCCACCGAGGAAAATTATCATTGGTTGCGAACCCTCCTTAATTCCAGCGGTGGTTCATACCTTCAGCGAGAGTATTCAGACTTGAGAGCAGAGTATGAGGAGTTGAGAAGACCTTTCAGCGTCACGGCTGATATTCCTTATACGGATGTCTGGACGTTTGAGCCTGTTACCTTCTATAAAGGAAAGCACCCATGCGAAAAGCCTCAAGATTTACTCAGGCACATTATAGAGGTTAGCTCAAAGCCTGATGCTTTGGTTTTGGACAGCTTTGCAGGGACGGGGAGTTCATTGGTTGCCTGTCGTGAATTAGCTCGCAACTATATAGGTATCGAACTTGAGCAGAAGTATTGCGAGATTGCCCGGCAAAGATTAGCACAAAGGGAGTTATTTGTAGCATGAAACGATTAGCAAATGCCCTATATAAGTCAGCGATCAACAAACTGACTCAGACAAAAACATCCGGCGTGTATATATCTGGGAAGCCGCCAACTCCGACATATTCAACTTATAGTTACTCGAACTTTGCGGCGAACACGTACCGATCTAACGCCCTGGCTTATGGCTGTGTCCGGAAGATCATGCAGGCATTCGCCGAGGCTCCGATGAGGGTGCTGACTAAGGATGACCGGAAGCCGATGCCTGAACACAGATTACAGCTGCTGTTGACAAAGCCGAATAGTTACGAGTCCGGATATGCTTTTCAGAGTCATATGATGATGGATCTGCAGTTATCCGGCAATGCTTTTATTCAGAAAGTCAGGAGTCGATCCGGGGATGTTGTGGAATTGGAAATATTGAGGCCGGATTATGTGAGCATCGTGCCGGGGACTGACAAGTTTATCGAGTCATATATTTACACGATCGGCGGTCGCCAGTTCGTTGTTCCGCCCGAGGACATCATTCACATCGTGCTCCCGGATCCATTGAATCCGTTCTTTGGGATGTCACCGATCCAGGCGGCACTCCGGCAGCTCGAGTCTGACAATACGGCCACCGATTATGGCCTGGCATTGCTCAATAACGGAGCCATCCCGGCGGTGGTGGTGCGTAGCGACGACAGTATGACCGAGGATCAGGCGAAGGTCTCTAAAGAGGCATGGCTGGCGAATCACGGTGGCAAGAAACGTGGTGGCGTTTCGTTTATATCGGGGACGGAATCAATCGAGACGATTTCAATGGATATGACCCAGCTCGGATTTGACCAACTGCGGGACCTGACAGAATCAAGAATTTGCACGGCATTCCAAGTGCCTCCGATAGTTCTCGGAGCTAATGTCGGATTGAAACACGGAACGCTTGCTAATTATGAGCAGGCGATCAGGGCATTTTACGAGGGGACGATATCACCACTGCATAACCAGATTGATGATATTATTAATACGATGTTGGTTACTGATATCGACAAAGGGCTGATCGTTTATTTTGATATATCGAGGGTAGTGGCGTTTGAGGGACTGCGATCCAAACGGAATGAAAATATCCGGATGGATTATGAGAAAGGCATAATCACCAGGGACGAGGCTCGAGACAGTTTGGGATATGATCCGGCCGTTGAGGGCGGTAGCGATTATAGTACGTCCAGTTCACAGTCGGTCACAGTCAACCAGTCGAAGGGCTGCGGACATAATCACCAGACGAAAGCTGATCCGGATCCATTGAGTCAGCTGGACGAGGCGATCGGTCGGCGAAACAATGCCGAGAGCCTGATGGATGATGTTGAGAAAGATGCTAAAAAGGAATTTAAGAAAGAATCAAAAGAGGTTATGAAATCCTTCAAAGCCATCAATGGAAAGAAAGGATTCAAAGAAATCAATCAACAGGAATTTAATGCCATGAAGAACGCTATCAATGAACTTGAGGGCGAATGGGCGTTACGTATCGAAAAGGGAGCAGCTGAGTCATTGAGTGCGATAGCGATATCGGCTGGTGAGGAGGCGGCCGCAGTGCTGGGGACATCGTTCAATATAAGCAGTGCCGAAGCATTAGAGTTTATCAAGACGTACAAATTCAAGTTTGCTGCCAGCATATCGAGCACGAGTGCCGATGACGTCCGGTCGATTGTGATCAAAGCACAGGAGGGTAATCTGTCATTCCCGGAGATGCGGGATAGCCTGTTAGTCAAGTTTGAGGAATGGACTGTGCCCAGAGCTAACATGGTTGCCAGAACTGAGACAGTTAGGGCTGCGAACCAGGGCAGCATCGAAGCTTACCGTCAGGCAGGAATTAAGACAATGGAATGGAAATCCGTTGACGATGCCTGCGATTGGTGTCTCGAAATGAATGGTCGCAAGACTATGATCGGCGAACCGTTTTTCGAGCAGGGGGATACGTTCATCGTGAATGTTAAGGATCCCTCCACGGGTGATGAAGTGCCTAAAATTATGAAATTAAATTACGAAACCGTGGAGGGTCCGACATTGCATCCCAATTGTCGGTGTGTAGTTGTCCCAATATTTGAGGAGATATAATGATATTAGCGTGTAAATCAGAATTTAAGATATCGGCGGATTCGCCAGACACCCTGGAAGGATATGCCGCAGTATTTGATAATGTGGACTCCGGCGGTGATGTGATCATCAAGGGAGCCTTTGCCCGTACCATCAAGGAACGGGTCAAGAACGGGGCGGTCAAATTCCTGCTGGATCATAACTGGTGGGAAGTTGCGGCCATTGCCGGGACGGTCACCGAGGCGGTCGAGGACGACTTCGGCCTGTTCATCAAGATCGCATTATCGAAAGCTCAATCTGTCCGGGATGCCGTGACCAAGATTGTCGAGGGTCATTTGACTGACTTCTCGATCGGTTATAACGTGATCCGGGAAAGCTTCCCCGAGAAATCTGAGAATGGACACTCGCGGACGCTTGAAGAGGTCAGCCTGCATGAGGTGTCATCGGTGGTGTTCGGAATGAACGAACTCGCAAAGGTGACGGGATTCAAATCCCTCCAGCGATTCTCGAATATGCCTAAAGCTCGGGATGATCATCCCTGGGATGAAGTCAAGGCGAACGCCAGGCTCCGGGAATGGGTCGAGGTGAAAGACGTATCTCACAGGATGCCATCATATCGCAGGGCGTTTTTGCTATTGGATCCGACTGGATTGAATAGCTATGATGGCCACAAATACCAGATCGCCGATATTGTCGGCGGAAAATTGACTGTCATCCCTCAAGCATTGCGGATGGCACAACACGAACTCAAAACAATGTTGAAACACATAGATAAATATTCACAGCCTGAAGAGTCAGACGAGATGGTTATCCCACTCACTGAAGCCTTGGGAATCACTGATGAAGATTTAGAAATATTACAATTAAAATGTAAAATTAACTTAGGTAATTAACAAATGGACTTTATAAAAAAGTTGATTGCTGAGGCGAAAGCAGCTTACGATGCTGCGATTGCGAAGGAGAAAAAAGTTTCCGATGAAATGACCTTTGACAATTTTGGTCGCCGCATCCCGAGTGGGCGAAAATTGACCGATGCTGAACGTATCGAGATTAGAAAGCTATTTGGAAAGTCGCTTGCACTGAAAGAGCAGGCTGACCAAGCTTTGAAGGATAAGGGGCCTTTTATAAATAAAAAACGCAACAAACGCTCGGTTATATCCTCCTGGACAATCGACACGGGAAAATTGTCGACAGACACTTATCATCCGGCGAGAAATGAACGGTCAGCCCTCCTATTAAGACAAAACAATGTTGAAACACATAGATAAATATTCACAGCCTGAAGAGTCAGACGAGACGGTTATCCCACTCACTGAAGCCTTGGGAATCACTGATGAAGATTTAGAAATACTACAATTAAAATGTAAAATTAACTTAGGTAATTAACAAATGGAATTTATAGAAAAGTTAATTGCTGAGGCGAAAGCAGCTTACAATGCTGCGATTGCGAAGGATATAAAAGCTTCCGAACTCGGGCGAAAATTGACCGATGCTGAACGTATCGAGATTAGAAAGCTACTCGGAAAGTCGCTTGCACTGAAAGAGCAGGCTGATCAAGCTTTGAAGGATAAGGAGTCGAAGGAGAGTCTGGATCATTATTTCAGACAACCCGCGACCGCTGTCCCGAAATCCAGCAATCCCAGTGTACCCGTTAAAATGGGGAGGGAATTGATTCTGCCCGGTATGTCTAAAGCGGATATACACGAGTTGGAAAAGAAAGCCCTTAATTTTAAGCTGAGAGCTGAGGCATGGGATCAAAGACGGATGCCGACTTTGACCGAGACACTATCAAAAGGCATGACCGACCTCGATATGAAAACCTTGAGTCGTCTCACAGACGTTGACGGGGGGTTCTGGGTCGGAGCGGAAGTATCGAACCAGATTATTTCTGAACTCGAGAACCTGATCTGGATCAGGTCAATGGCAACAATAATTCAGACAAATCAATCCTCATTTGAGATTCCAACTGAGGACATGGAATTCACGATGGCTCGAGTCAATGACAATGAAGCTGTCACTGCCCAGGGCTTGACAAATGTCGCCGGAAATCTAAGGTTTACTCCTTTCGATTATGCCGGATTGGCAAAGATCCCCTGGTCGCTGATTGATGATGTTGACTTCGACCTGGCCGGATATCTTGTGCGTAAATATGTAGAGGCATCCGCAAGGTTGGACGAGGCGTTGTATCTCGAGGGATCCGGTGCATCTGAACCATTGGGTCTCTTGAAATCAGGTATCGGAACGACAACCATTGAAACGACTCCAAGTGCATCCTCTGCCGTTACCGCTGCCGACATCCAGGGACTGCCTCATAAGATCAAGGCTCAATACAGAAATAACGGTCGCTGGGTGATTCCGAGAGGATATGTGGAATCAATCATGCAGCTGAGGACCGAGGACGGTGGAGCCGGACTCGGGCGTTTCATGTGGCAGCCGAATTGGCAAGCAGGCCAACCGCAAATCCTGGCCGGTTATCCAGTATTCGAGACCGAGTTCATCACAGATATTGCGGCTGCGGCTGATCCGATCTTACTGTTTGGTGATTTAACATATTATACCGTTGTCGAACGCAAGACAATCGGAGTGACAGTCCTGAACGAACTTTATGCTGGCAACCGCCAGACTGGCTACTTGCTTGATAAACGATTCGACTCCAAAGTTTCGGACATTCAGGCATTCAGAATATTAGTTGCTTCAGCATTATCATAAATTAGGAGGTATAAAATGGGAGCACCTTTTGGTGATTTAATCGGAACGTCTGAGAACACTGTTGTCTTGGCTCCGATTTCTGTCGATGCAACTTTTGACTCAACGGCTATTGACAGAAAGAATTGGGGAGCTGTTTATCTTACTCTCAGTTTGGGTGTTGTGGGAACTGCATTTGCAGCCGACAAATATTACACCTTTATTCTCGAGGACT